CAATAATGCAACATTAATATGAGTTCGGACACGTTTTTAAATTTGGTTGGTTGCTCCATATTCGGTGCTTTAGGGGTTACTTGCCTGGTATGTGCTATTGCGTTCTCAGCTTCGCACCAACTTCTATTTACGGCTATGTGCTTCCTGATGTTCTATGTACTTTATACAGATAACCAGTACAATACAGAAAGCGTACAGCACTATTTCAGAAAAATGTTGAGGGCTAAAAGATTACGGAAAAGGAAATGTAGATAATGGGTATTGTACTGGAGCTATACGAGCTTAAAAATCTCTGTAAAGATATGGCTGAGCTTGGAGCTGCCAATTACGCAAAAATGGTATTTCCGGCAAAAGATCTTATTTCCCAAAGGGAGGCTTATAAATCATTCGGTGAGGCTCGTGTAAAACGGTGGGTACGCCAGCAACTTGTACACCCTACAAGGAATGGGGCAGAGAAACGCTCCAAAATACTATACTCCAGAGCTGAATTATTAACTATCGAAAAGACAGAGAAAATAGACACTTATATAAACAAATTATGAAAGAAGTATTCTTAAAGAAATTGATCCTAAAGAATTTCAAGAAAATTCAAGATCTAACAGTAGAGTTTACAGATAAAAATACCTTTATCTGTGGTGGAAATGGCACAGGAAAGACAACGCTTCAAGATGCGTTCTTGTGGCTGTTATTTGGGAAGGACAGCACGAATAGGGCTGATACCAACTTTAACATTAAAACGTTGGGAGAAGATGGAAAACCAATCTTACACCTTGTACATAGCGTAACTGGTGTATTGTCTATCAATGGTAGAGATGTTGAACTGCAACGTAACTATGTTGAAAAATGGGGAAGTGGTGTAAACGCTGGTGTCCTTCAAAACCATGCTACAGAGTTTTATTTGAATGGTGTAAAACTCAAAACGAAAAAGGAGTATGATGCGGAAGTAGCAGCGATCTTGCCGGAAGATGTTTTTAGAATGATTACTAACCCGTTATATTTCCCGACCATGAAGGCGCAAGATCAGAAAGCTATGTTGCTTGAAATGGCTGGTAACGTTACGAATGAGGAAGTAGCCAATATCAATCCAAAGTTTCAAGAGCTGATTAGTCTTATTTCAGGCAGAACCTTAGAGCAATTAGCAAAAGAAATAGCCTCTAAGAAATCAGCTATCAAAGATGAGTTAAAGGGTATTCCTGGTAGAATTGATTCGGTTCGTGATGCAATGCCTGAAAGTGAGGACTGGGCGGTTTTGGAGAAGGAAATAGCCGACAAAAAAGAGAAAATTAAAGATATTGATAGCCAGTTAGCCGATAAAAGCAAACAGATAGAAGCAGAGTTCAAAGCCAAATCTGAGTTGCAAAAGCAAATCGGGAACAAAAAACTTGCCAAGTCGCAAAGAGAAAATGAGATAAGACAAAATGCCAATAAATCCTACCATGACGTACTGGATAATATTTCAAAGCTGGAATATCAAGTTAAAAGCAAGGATGCTGAAATATCCCGTAAACAAGAGGATCATTCTCGTATCAAAGCTACTATCGAAGCTCTAAATAATGATTTGGAAGTATTGAGAGGTAAGTTCTATGCCATAGATGCGGAAACGTTACAGTACCCGGAAGGGGCTTTTATTTGCCCGACTTGTAAAAGAGAGTTGGAGGTAGAAGATATTCAAGCCAAGCAACAAGAATTACAGGACAACTTTAATCTCAACAAGGCAAACCGACTGAAAGCAGTGCAAAATGAAGGCAAGGAAAAAGCTGCAAAAGTTGAAGAGCTTAAAAAGCAGTGTTCAATTATTCAAGCTGCTATAACTCAGTTGAGTAACGAGAAAGAAATATTGGTGCATAATATCAATGAATGTAAAGGGAATATGCCGGAAGAACAAGATACACAAAAGATCATTCTTTCCGATCCTACCTGGCTTTCTCTCAGTAATGAAATCGTAGATCTTGAAAACCAGTTAAAGGCAGAAGCCAAACCTATAGACACAACAGAGTTGAAAGAAGCTAAGGCTACTCTTTCTGAGGCTATAGATGAGCTGAATAAGAAGCTGGGTAAACGTGATACTATAGAACGTTCCAATAAAGTTATTGAGGATCTGGAGGATAGAAGAGATAAAAACAATGAAGCTCTGGCAGAACAAGAACGTTTGGAGTTTTTGGTACAAGACTTCCAGAAAGAAAAAGACAACAAGTTGATGGAACGTATTAACGGAATGTTCTCTTTGGTTAAGTTCTCGTTTATTAGCGAAAAGTTGAATGGGAATGAGGCTATAACCTGCTTTTGCTCTGTAGATGGTGTGCCGTTTGCCGATGTAAACAATGCTTCAAAAATCAATGCTGGGCTGGATATAATAAACGCTATATGTCGATCTGTAGGTATCACAGCACCCATTTTCATTGATAATCGGGAAAGTGTGAACGATCTTATACCTACCATGTCGCAAGTAATAAACCTCGTGGTTAGCAAAGATAAATCTTTGATGATACGTGTTGCCGGAAATGGAACAATGGAAGAATACAAACAACTTTAAATAATAATTTTATGACACAAGAAAATTCAAGTGGTACACAAGTAGTTAGTACCCAATCAACGAAAATGCCAGCACAGGCAAAAAAAATAGATGTGCTGAAAACTATGCTTAACGCTCCTTCTGTAATGGAACAATTTAAAAATGCGCTTTCTAAGAATGCTTCCACATTTGTTGCTTCCATTATTGATCTATACAACTCGGATTCAAATTTACAATTATGCGAGCCGAAAGCGGTTGTAGCGGAATGTCTGAAAGCTGCTGTTTTGAAGTTGCCAATCAATAAGGCTTTGGGGTACGCTTTCATTATCCCCTTCAATAATAGCAAAAAAGTAGATGATTTGGACGAAAAAGGTAAGCCCAAAATAGGCTCAGACGGTAAGCCTATCCAAAAGTATATCAAGGTTATGGAGCCAACGTTTCAACTGGGGTACAAGGGTTATATTCAGCTTGCGGAAAGATCCAACCAATACCGTACCATTAACGCAGATGTCGTTTTTGATGGTGAAGTTCGTAAAGTGAACAAACTTACTGGCGAGATCGCTTTTGACGGAGAAAAGAAGTCTGATAAGATCATAGGTTACTTCTGCTATTTTGAATTGCTTAACGGCTTCTCTAAGACGTTGTACATGACTGTTGAACAAATGGCTACCCACGCCAAACGCTACTCCAAAGGGTTAAAGAAGGAAACAACCGTAGAAAGCCTTATGAAACTTGCCGAACTGCCTTTCTCGGCAGACAGTAAAACCGTTGGATGGCTCGGTAATTTTCATGGGATGGCTATCAAAACCGTTATCAGAAATTTACTTAGTAAATACGGCTATCTCTCTATAGAAATGCAACAAGCATTTGAAAATGATGTTGAGGGTGCGGAAGAGCATACAGACGCTATGCCCACAATGGGAACACAACGTTTTGATGTATCAGATGTTAGCTTTGAGGAAGTTTCTAATACCAGTGCCAATACTGCAACGGCTTCCAATGAAAATAAGCCAGGTTTCTAATGGGAATGGAATTAAGAGTTTTGGGCAGCTCGTCCAGTGGTAATTGCTACATACTGGATAACGGCAATGAGGCTTTGATTATCGAGGCTGGAATACGTTTCATAGACGTAAAAAAGGCTTTGGATTTCAATATTCGCAAAGTCGTAGGCTGCTTAATAACTCATCAGCATAACGATCATGCTAAATATGCTAAGGCAATGGTAGATTGTGGCTTTCATGTATTGGCTCTTCCAGAAGTGATAGAAAGCAAGGAATTGAAAGGTTCCAGAGTAAAAGCCATTAAAATAGGATCGGGCTATCTGCTTGGTGGTTTTCGGGTGATCCCCTTCCCTGCTTTCCATGATGTACCTTGTGTTGGCTATTTCATTAAGCACCCGGATTGTGGTAGTATTATGTTTTTAACGGATAGTTGCCAGTCTGGATATACTTTTTCTGGATTGAATCATATACTGATTGAATGTAATTACTCTGATACAAAACTGATAGAAAGCATTAATGCCGGGCGTGTCCTTCCTACACAAAGAAACAGATTAATGGTTTCTCACATGGAGCTGGAAAGTTGCAAACAAGCTCTAAAAGAAAACGATTTGAGCAACGTTGCAAACATAGTTCTTTTACACCTCTCATCTAATAACAGCGATGAGCATTTATTTGTATCTGAGGTGCAAAAAATTACTGGAAAGGCGGTTTATGCTGCTAAACCAGGTTTGAGTATAACCTTAAACAATTTTTAGGTATGATACAAGGATTTTCAGAGCAAACAAAACCTCTAACCGATTATGAGGACAAAGTTATTCTGCCTCTCATAGTACAAGGGCTTCACGGTAAGGTAGGTAAATATAAAGCGATTACAAATAAAGCGATGTGTTCGGCTTTAAAGTCTTATGGGTGTAAAATTGATAGTCCACGAATAAGAAAGATTATCAACCATATTAGACTTTCGGGTATGGTGATTGGGCTGATCGCCACAAGTGAAGGCTACTATATCGCAGAAACACGTAAGGAGCTGGAAGATTACCTGAGAAGCCTTGAAGGTAGAGAAGGAGCTATACACGCAGTTAGAAAGAGTTTAGAAAAACAGCTACAGCTATATGACAAATAAAGTTTTGATAGAAAAGAAGGGTGGGCTATTCAACCTTAGACCGTTATACGACTTGTTTTCTCATTCGGTAGATGGGATTTACCAGGTAATAGTGAAAAAGGTTAGGAAGCCACGTTCCAACGATCAAAACGGCTGGCTATGGGGGTGTATCTATCCAATGCTGTTAGATGGGTTGCTTAATGCCGGATGGGAGTTTACAAGCGTGGAACAAGTACACGAGTTTTTTAAGGCTCAAATGACTAAAGACAAAGTAGTAAACAAACATACGGGTGAGATTATAGAATTTCCCGGATCAACTGCAACAATGGACACATTAACATTCTCAACATATTGCGAGAAGCTCAGAGAGTATGCTTTGGAATACTTGAATATAGAAATACCTGATCCCGATCCTAACTGGAGGAAAGCCGATGAAGAAAATACCCAATCACTTGGTAAATGAGCTTATCCGGCTTATTCCAGTGCTAATAGAAAATATCCCACACGAAGGTAGAAGTACCAGAGTGGATAATGCGATACGATTAACTAACAAAATTGTCAAACGATTAAAATCTTTAAAAGATGAAAGTAATTGAAATTACTGAGATTGAAGTAAAGGCAGCTTTAGACGTTGCTAAAAGTGAAGAAGTGAAAAACGTGTTGGTAGCCTTGTTCTGCAAAGGTGAAAAGAAACCAACCCCTACCCTTGATGATTACACGACAATCCGAAGTTATGAGGATGCGTGTGCTGCTTTAAAGTGTTCCCCTATTGATGAGAAGGCTTTGCGTTCTGCTGGAGTAAGAAAAGGGATTATTGCCTTAATCAAACTTGAAACAATCAGCCGGGCTTTGTGGGGTAAGAATTACCAGCCTAAACCGGATGCAAGCGGTAGCAGCCGTTTCTATTTCCCCTGGTTTGCTTTGTGGACTGAGAGAGAAATCAAAGAAACAGAAGGGCTTGTGTATATTCCAATTATTGACGCTCTAAACAATCTTGCGGGCTTCGGTTCTGCGAATACGACTTACGCCCCCTCGCATACGTATGCGTATGTCGGCTCTCGGCTTTGGCAAGAATCAAGAGAGAAAGCAAAGTATTTCGGGCAGCAATTCATTGAATTGTGGTTTGATTATTTGATGTTTAATGTAAAGAAGGTGCAAGAATGACAACAATATTTTATATACTGATAGCCTTCTGCCTTTTCTTTGAAGTGCTGAATTTGGCAGCTTGCAAAAAAGTTTTCGCTGCTGTGGAAAAGTATAAGGACAAAAACGATCTCACTGAGATAAGCCCGGTTTTCGCTGTTTGGGGAATGTGCAACTGGATCTACCTTATATTGTGCTTCATAGGTTTAATAAGCTCTCAATGGATAGGTTTTCTTGCATTGATTGTTTTAAGCCTTATCCCTAAGAAGTGGTTTACATGGAGAATTATAGATAACATATTAGGAATCGCAATCTTACTGTTTGTTCTCTTGAATAAGTACCACTTTCAAATAGACTTCAATTCATTAATAATCAAACTTATTTTGCAATGAAAGATATAATGTTGGCTGATACTCCAGTGGAGCAAAGAGCGCAAATTTTACGTGATAGCTGCGATGAAGTCGTAGAGAAAAGTTATCTCTCAAAGTTCTCTCAGGAAGAAACTAATGAGCTTCGGGCTAACCTTGTAGAAGTTCAGATACAGATGCAAGAGCTGACAGAAAATTTTGATGTAGTTAAAGCTGACTTCAAAGGGAAAATGAAGCCACTGCAAGAACGGATCGGAAAAATGCTTGATGATTTGAGAAAAGGCGGTGAGTACATTAAAGGTGAGTGCTACAAGTTCATAGATCAAGACGAAGGAAGAGTAGGTTACTATACGCCAGACGGTTATTTGCTGGAGGAAAGACCTATGAAGCCGGAAGAAAGGCAGAAAACAATTCAAATGGCAGTGCGCTTGACTGGCACAGATAATTAATTTATTAACATCTTAATTTTTAAAACATTATGGAAGAAAAAAACAAAGGTTTGAACATTAACATCGAATATTACACTGGAGAGAAACCTATTGAAGTAGTTTATAGACTTGGTGACGCAGCGCAAGCACAACAACCGCTTGCAACCAAAGCCCCGGAAAAGATCAGTGTTTCCGGCACTATCTCCACTCCGTATGAATGGCTTTCCAAGCGAATAGACACTGTAGATCAGAAACGTGCAAATGTCGTTGTGAATCGTGAGAAAATGACAATTCAGCTCACTGTAAACGAAGATGATTATTACAATAAAAACACGTTCACTGGTACGGTTGAAGTATCTGAAACATTTGAGAAGTTCGGTATTAATGATGGTGAAAAGGGGTGGATCCCTGCCAAATTAGGACAATTCTTGCGTCTGAATCGTGGTTTGTTTGAAGATAAAGAAAAGTGCATGGTGCTTGTTTCCAATCTCAAAAACTTCAATGCAAAAGCAAAGGCAGAGATTGAGAAACAAAGAGAACCTTCTGGCTCCGTTGCTGATGTTTACCGTTGCCAGGTAGAAAGTAATTTACCGAAGAGCTTTACCGTAAACATGGCTATCTTCAAGGGAACTGCAAAACAGCCCATCGAAATTGAGTTCGATCATTATCTGACAAATGGAGAAGTGTTTTTGCAACTTGTTTCGCCAGGAGCAAATGAAGTGATGGAAAGTTACAGAGATAAGTGTATTGATGAGGTGCTGGATAAGATCAAGGATATTGCCCCTGATATTGCAATTCTGGAAGTGTAACCGTTCAAACATGATTATAGGAAAGCTGGGAATTATCCCGGCTTCCTTAAAAATTCTCTCTATGGCAAGAAAACAAGAAACTCCTATGCCTTTCTATGTTGGCGATTGGTTGAGGTGTCCTGAATTAAGGGTACTTCCACCAGACGTTAGGGGCTTGTGGATGGATATGTTATGCTATATGTGGGAAAGTGTAGAACGTGGTGTTATGGTTATGCCAAACGGACAGCCTTGTACGAAAGAAGATATAGCCCGTATCATAGGTACGGATTGCTCAGGATCTTCTAAATGGGTAGATTCTTTGATAGAAAACAAGGTGTGTGAAGTTCGGGAAGATGGAGCTATTTATAGTAGGCGTATGGTAAAAGACAACCTGATAAGTGAGAAAAGAAGGCTGGCAGGTAAGAAAGGGGGTGAGATCACTAAGGCAAGGGTTTTCATTCCAAAAGCAGAAGCAGAAACGATCCTACAAGAGCAGCCCCAACAACCGCAACAGGAAGTTTTACTGTTTCCACAAGAAAGCCCACCACCTTTAACGCCAGAGCAGCAAAAAAAGGCTGAGAAGGCAAAAAAATACAAGTATGCTGAGTTCGTAACACTAACAAGGGATGAATACGCTAAGTTATGCGCTGAATATTCTGAGGAAGGAGCCAAACGGATGATTGAAATACTTGATAACTATAAAGGATCAAAAGGGAAAAAGTATAGTTCTGACTATAGAGCCATACTAAACTGGGTAGTAAATAGATATAACGAAGAAATACAAAAGTATGGATATAAACATAAAGAATCAGCTTCAAAAGATCCTGGATCGGCAACTGGAAACGACTACAGAAACACGATTTAGAATAGAAGGATATTCTAAGGAAACAGTTCAGGAAATGCTGCTTATGTGCTATCAGCATGAGGTGCGCAAAAGGCGTATTCCGTTTCAGGAAGATAAGGAAACACTGGAGAAAATAGAAAAGGCTGCAAAATGGCTTACTGGCGATTATAAAGTAGGATTGCTGCTATATGGAATAGTGGGATCCGGCAAATCTACTTTAGGCAAGGCAATTTGTAACCTTATCGGTATTCTACACAATAGCTCCATATCCAGTGAGCGAAAAGGTGTATTCCGGGTTTCAGCTTTGGATTTGGCAAAAAATGTGGCTAATGATCCTATGTACTTCAATAAGCTCAAAAATCAAGAACTGCTTTTTATTGATGATATAGGAACTGAACCAGCAAGTGTAAAAAGTTGGGGTAACGAGTTCTCACCAGTGGTAGAACTGCTTTATGCCAGATATGATAGACAGTTATTCACTATCGCAACTTCCAATCTCAAAGATTCCGATTTTGGGGAACGTTACGGTATAAGAATAGCTGATCGGATGGAAGAAATGTTTGAACGTATTTATTACCAAAACAAGAGTTATAGAAAATGAGTGAGATAAATTGGAACGAGTTAAAAGACAAAGCCCATTCCAACGCAGTAAAACATGGATTTTGGGAAGGCAGACCAAGCGATAAGCACTTTCTTTGCCTGGTTATTTCGGAGCTTATGGAAGCTGTGAACGCCCATAGAAGAAATAAGTTTGCAAGAGTACCAGCCAACAGAAAAGAAACAATATTCGATGATCGTACTTTCCACCATGAAAACAAGTATTTCAGAGAAAACTTTGAAGAGTATGTGAAAGATACAGTAGAAGATGAATTAGCGGATGCTGCTATTCGATTATTGGATCTTGCCGGAGCAAATAATCTGAATTTAAATAGATTCTGTTTGCAACACGTAGTTACTCCTAAGAAAAGTTTTACAGAAAATATATATGCTATCGTAAAAGATTTGGTGAACTATAAATATTCTCAGGAAGAACAGATTAACTATGCTCTTCACCAGATACGAAGATTATCCGAAATTCTCAAAATTAACTTACTGTGGCATATTGAGCAAAAGATGTATTACAACGAAGGTAGGGAAAATAAACACGGAAAGGAATATTAAAATTTACCAAGTAAACATTATGAATACGAGTTTTGAACGAAGTAAGCAGACAACGGATGAGTGGTACACTCCCAAATGGATAGTGGACGCTTTAGGGAGTTTTGATCTTGATCCATGCGCTCCTGAAAATCGTTTGTGGAACACCGCCAAAAGACATATAACGCCTTCTGAGGACGGTTTAAAATCTGAATGGGGGGGGTAAGAGTATGGTTAAATCCTCCGTATTCGCGTCCTCTTATTGAGCGATTTGTGGAAAAGATGGTAAGGAACAACAACGGTATAGCATTGCTTTTTAATCGGTGTGATAGCAAGATGTTTCAAGATCTCATTTTCCCAAATGCAAGCGCAATAATGTTTGTGAAGGGTAGAATAAAATTCTATCGACCAGATGGTACACAAGGAGATAGCCCAGGGTGCGGTAGCGCTCTTATAGCCTTTGGTGAGGAAAACGCAAAAATACTGGAGCATTCTAATATACCTGGTAAATACATTAAACTTAACAATTAAGATGGAAAAGAAAAAAGTAATACTGACTTTATGCAAGTCTTTCCCAGTAACTCATAGCAAAGCTGGCGAGGCTACAGACTTTGAAAAGAAGCTGAAAGACAAAAGTAAGATCCATACTATCCGATACAACGCAAAAAATGTATGGGATGGACGGTATAAAGATATTGTTTCTGGTAAAAAATATCTTTCAATACGTGAATGGACTGGCAGACCGTATAATTCGGAGCAAAAGGAAATAGCCCAATTACCCAAAATCGGACTGCAACACGTAACCATGACATATAGCTCTGAGGATGCTTACCCTGAAATATGGATAGACAACAAGAAAGTTTCAATCCATGAAGTAGCGAAAAATGATGGTCTGAGCGTGGAGGACTTTGTAGAATGGTTTTTCGGGAACAACAAAGAGAATGTTTTTGAAGGTGTAGTTATTCATTTTACAGATTTTCGGTACTGATATGAGCGAACAAGAATTAAAAGAGCAACTTGGTGATGAACTTTGCGAGTTTTGCCCCTGGCGAAAAGGTGAAATAGATCATACATTCGATTCTCTTTGTGAAGGCTCTTATTGCGATGATGCTTTTGATAACTTTTTAGATGAAAACGAAGGTTATTTCGATGATGAAGAATAATCACTGTAGCGAATGTAAATACTATTGGTGTTATCCTCATACAACCCAAATGTATTGCTACAAGTTAGGTAAACGGATAACAGCCAGAAAGAAAAGCTGTAAACATTATCAACCCAATAGTTAATAAAAATGGAAACTAATGCAACAAAAAGAACTGATATTTTCCAGATAGATCCACGTAACATAGTGGTAATGGATGATTTCAATGCTCGTAGAGATTTCGATTTAGAGGAATTAAAGGAGCAAATCAAAGCTAAAGGAGTTCTTAACCCTATTACCGTACTTCCTTTCAAAGATGAGGACGGTATAGAACGGTACAAGCTGGTGGATGGTGAAAGACGCTATCGGGCTACCATGCTTGCGATTGAAGAGGGTACAAACATTCCTTACATTAAGGCTTTGAAGCTGCCTAAAGACACAAGTACGGAAGAGCTTCTAATCGAGCAAATGATGAGAAATGAGGGAAAGCGTTTTTCTGAATATGAGTGCGGTATCATGTTCAAACGCTTTAAAGAAGAGTTCGGATATACCCAAAATGAGATAGCTGAAAAGTTTAAAAAATCTCCGGCTTTTGTGAGTAAATGTTTATCCCTAATGGATCTCCCTATAGAGATTCAGGAACGTATTATAAACAAACAAATATCGGCTTCTGCTGCTAAGGACATTGTAGCCAATTACGATACGGAAGAGGAACAAGTAAACGCCACGAGAAAAGCCGTAGAATTAGCCGAAAAGCAAGGAAAAAGGACTGTTACCAATAAAGAGATTAACGCTGTACAGAAAGAGGCTAAGGAAGCCAAAGAGATAGCTCAGGCACTCCGTAAGGTGTGGGCTTATCTGGATGGCGGTGTTATGGTAGATGTGGATAAGCTGGCTATCCTTCTGGATAAAACAGAGAGTTTGAGTAATGCAATGAAACAATATAAAAAATTGAGTAAATGAAAGTAGTGTTTTTTGACCTGGAAACTACAGGAACGTTAGTAAACAAACATGGGATCCACCAAATTAGCGGTATGATCGTTATAGACGGTGAAGTAAAAGAAACCTTTGATTTCAAGGTACAGCCTAACCCTAAAGCGGAAATAGTGCAAGAGGCTTTAGATGTGGCTGGTGTAACCAAAGAGCAGATTCTATCTTATCCGGCAATGGGGTATGTGTACGGACAATTTACGGCTATTTTGAACAAATACGTGGATAAGTACAATAAGCAAGATAAGTTTTTCCTTGCTGGTTATAATAATGCTTCATTTGATAACCAGTTTCTCCGTGCATGGTTTTTACAGAATGGGGATAAATATTTCGGATCTTACTTCTGGAGTAATTCTATAGATGTAATGGTTTTGGCAACTCCTTATCTGGCTTCTCAACGCTCACAGATGGAAAATTTCAAGCAAGGAACTGTAGCAAAGGCACTCGGTATAGAAATAGACGAAAGCCGACTACATGATGCCTTGTATGACATTCAAGTATGCAAATCTATTTACGATATTGTTTCACCATATAAAATGTAATGTTATGGAAAAGATTAATATTCAACTTCCTCAGTATTGGAAAAAGAAGAAACTTAACCCGGAGTTTATAAAAGAACTTGAATCAACTGCAAAAAGCGATCCGTTTACAAAAGATGAGTTCGGGGAATATCGGTTTGGTACATTCCTTCATGGTTGCGCTATTGTCAAAGTTGAAATGACTGATAACCTTCTGAGCGTTGCTATTCACAGCCAACACCCTATAGGTTTGCCAATGATTAAGGAGATTCGATATAAATACGCTCCGAATAATTGTCTTATGACAATGCTAATGCCTTCAAGGGAACAGCAGATTAGCGATAATACCGTAGTGCTTTATCAGATTCCAGGATCTTTTAGCGATACGACAGATGTTGAATTTGAGGAAGGGAAAGAATGATCTATATAGGGATTGATACAGGTGTACATACCGGGATTGCTATTTGGGATAACCGAAAGCGTTCTTTGGAAATGGTAAAACAAATGCCTATTCATAGGGCTATGGCAGTTGTTCAGTCTTATGCGGATATGCAAAAGACGGGCGTAGGCGATAAAATCATAGTAAGAGTGGAGGATCCACGACAACGCACCTGGTTTGGTACAGAGAGAATGACACGTGAAGAGGAACGGAAGAGGCTACAAGGTGTAGGATCCGTAAAACGTGATGCTACAATTTGGGAAGATTACCTTACCGAACTTGGTGTTGAGTTTGAAATGGTTGCTCCTAAACGGAATATAACAAAGATGAGCCAGGAATATTTCAAGCAGCTTACGGGATGGAAAAAGCAAACCAACGAGCATAGTAGGGATGCTGCCATGTTAGTATTTGGCTTTTAGATGTTTTTTGCCCTTTGTTGGCGTATATATACACCAAAATTTATATCTTTGCATTAATTGATAACATTGATATTATGACTATTACGACAACTATCTTTATAGTAGCAGGTGCTTTAGCGGTATTCATTACCGCTATGCACTTTGCAAATCTTTTCCTACCGTATGATCCGATTACACCAGGTAAATCTATTACCGTATATCTGGATGGTAAGTTTAATAGGGTGGCAACGATCACGAGTATAGAGAACGGTTGTATCTATGTGTATGATAAATTCCCGTTGCCATTGCATTATAGAGGAAAATTTTACGCTGTAGGCAGAATGACGGACGGGCATAAGGTTATGTTTTTAGGGAAGCGGAAACTTTATCTGTTGATGCGCTTTGTGGAGGCTTTCAGAAAGATTGCCCGTATTCCTGAATTTGAAAAGGAGGTTTAACATGGAAGAGATAGGGATTGTTTACCGTAAAATCTCGGATCTAACTCTGTTGGATGATAACCCACGAAAGATAAGCAAGAGAGATTTAGAGCGTTTGGTAGATTCCATTCGCATAAATGGTTTCTGGAAGCACCGCCCTATTGCCTTATCTGAGCGTGAAGGAAAGTTATATGTACTGGCAGGACACCAACGGATAAAGGCTGCAAAGAAGCTGAAAATATCGGAAGTGCCGACAATCTTGTACCACAACCTGACCGAAGAGCAGGAAGCGGATATAGTTCTAAGGGATAACATCAACAATGGTGAATGGGATTTTGAAAAGCTACAGCTTGGAGATTGGAGCAACAAGGCTGATTTCTCTTTTATCGGTTTAGATATTCCAGTAGAGGATAAACAGCCGGAAGATGAGGAAGCAGCCGATGAAGAACAAGAGGATAACGAGAAAGAGGAAGGCTCGGAAGATGATCCGATAGCGGATGAAAAAGAGGATTTTTACAGATCCATGCTTAACGATTGTTTGTATGAGAGCAATAATGAGTTTGACATTCCTAATTTGTTGCTGGAAGAACAAGCCGGAAAACTTCTTTTGCCTTTTGCCCCCTGGGGAGCTGATAGCCGATTAAGGAAAGATGTTGCTACTTACCACTTCTATGTAGATGATTATCGCTTTGAAGCTATTTGGAAAGATCCGATCAAGGTGCTAACCAGTGGTGTAAAAGCGTTGGTAGAGCCAAACCTTTCCGTTTACGATACAACCCCGATAGCTTACGGTTTACAACAGATTTACAAGAAACGTTGGATAAGCCGATACTTTCAAGAGTGCGGTATCAAGGTGTACGCAGATCTGAATGTTTCTGTGAAGTTCAAAGAGTATAATAAACTGGGCTTACCAAAAGGGTATAACGCTTTTTTCACTCGTGGCTATGCTGGTCGGTTGGAATATCTGAAAGGAGAGCTTGAAGTAGCCAAAGAAATATCCGGCTTGCAAACTCCTAACTTGCTTGTGTATGGCGGTGGTGATGAGATCAGAAAGTTTTGCATAGATAACAGCCTGGTTTACGTCCAGGACTTTATTAACGATAAAAGTTCAAAAAAAGATGGCAAAAACAAGCGGAAGTAATGGAGGTTTGCCGAATGGCGATTCAAACTACAAAGGTAAGGTAGGCAAACTGGAACCTTTGGCTTCAATTAAGAACCCGAAGGTGTACAAGACTGTAAAAGAAAGTATCTCACGTTTTCACTCTGTTTTGGGAGTAAGACAGAAAGATATTAAGATCGGACAACTGGAGGCTGGTACGGGTGGAGTGCATATTTCCCAAAATGGAGTATCTAAACAAGTCGTTTTGAATAAATCCGTTTTCAATGGGAAAAACACCACAACCCAAAGCGTTGCTAAATGGGCTGAAAAAGGTTACAAAAGCGGACACTTGACGAAAACCAACAAGCCAGTAGCACATATTGTTACTCACGAGCTGGCGCACGCAACTTGGAACAACCATTTAACAAGCCCCAATGCAAAGGCAGCAAGTAAAAGCATAAACAGCCTTTATAAGAAATGGGGTAATGATAAGTCGAAACAAGGTTATGGTAAATATGCCAAAACCAATGTAAACGAGTTCTGGGCAGAAGTATGTACAAAAGCCGTTCATGGTAAGGCAGATAAGTACACAAAAGCAGCTAAAGATATAATCAAGAAGTATAAATTATAACGTATATTTGCGGAAAATGCAATAAAATATTGAGCTATGGATAAAATAGAATTAACCGATTTGCAAAAGCAGCTTATTCAAAAGCAGCTAAATGAAAAGTACGATCCGTTTATGGCTACGGAAGAAGAACAAGAAGCCTTCAATGACGTAATAGACAAAGCCGAAGCATTATCGGATGAGTTGGACGCTGTAGATGATTACATAGACAACTACAACGGTGATATGATAGCCTGGTTTTGGGCAAAGTACCAAGAGCAGGAACAAAAGGAACAATGATAAATTAACCAGGTAAAGAATTAATCAGGTGGGAGTTCCTATCTGATTTTTTCTTTCCTTAATTGGTGTATATGTACACCAAAAACAACGAATAAACAACGGAATGGCACTCTTTGAGAAAGGCAATAACATAGGGAATAGATTCACAAGCGAAAACCAGCCAAAGAAAAATGGTCGGAAGCCCTCAATGTATAAACAGCTCAAAGAGCTTACAGGTAAAAAAGTAGATTATGAGCTGAGCAAAGAGGACTATTATAAAACAATTCGGTTTCTTCTTGAACGCTCCAAAGGAGAGCTAAATAAAATCATGGCTGACGCAAACAGAGAAGATAGCACTACTCCTATTTGGGTGTGCAATATTATCAGTGCAATCTTCACAGATATTCGCTTTGGTCGGACTTCAACGGTTGAAATGATATTCGATAGAATTTTTGGCAAAGCAGCCCAACCGATAGAAGGGGATATAAACGCTAATGTGTCTGGAGGACTGGAGCCGGATCTATCCAAACTTTCAACCGAAGATCTTTTGGTTTATCATGGACTATTAGAAAAGATGAATGGCAAAAAATAAAAACATACAAATACCAATGGCTCTTGCAGTCAAAATAGAGCTGTTTAAACGTGGCTGTTTTGACTTCATTACTGTTAAGGATGGAAAGAAGCACGAAAAGCAGGAAAAGGCTTTGCAGATCCTTACAGACAATGAGCACGCAGAGTTTTTGTATGGTGGTGGTGCTGGTGGTGCTAAGTCGTGGACTGGTGCTGCCTGGCTTCTTTTTATGTGCCTTTGTTATCCAGGTTCCAAATGGTTTATTGGTCGAGCTGAGTTAAAGCGTATTACCCAATCTACCTTAATAACGTTCTATAAGGTTTGTAACCAATACGGAGTAGAAGATACTTTGTACAAATACAATGGGCAGTATAACTATATAGAGTTTTATAACGGATCCCGTATAGATTTGCTGGATTTGATGTATAAGCCTGGAGATCCTTTTTATGAAAGATACGGATCTATAGAATATACTGGCGGTTGGATAGAAGAAGGTGGAGAAGTAAACTTCGGTGCTTATGACACTCTTAAAACTCGTGTAGGTCGCCACTTGAATAATGAGTTAGGGCTAAAACGAAAGTTGTTTATCACGTGTAACCCTAAAAAGAACTGGATGTATGATACCTTTTACACTCCATTCAAGAAAGGTATATTACCTGAGTATATGTACTATCTGGGTTGTTTGGTACAAGAAAACCCCTTCATAGATCCAGACTACATAGAAGGTTTGAGAACAACCAAAGATAAGGTTAAAAGAGAGCGTTTGCTAAAAGGTAATTGGGAGTATGACGACAACCCCAATGCGCTTTGTTCTCACGATGCGATTACAGCCATTTTTAATAATCTGCTATCAATAACCACTGGGAAGAACTATATAACAGCAGATATAGCCCGATTTGGATCCGATTACGCCCGGATTTGCGTTTGGGATGGTTATACGATCATAGACTTAAAATGCTTTCCACTAAGTAAAACTACGGACATACAGAAATGTATTCAACACTTCCAGAAAAAATACAGAATACCTAAATGGCGGTGTATCGCTGATGAGGACGGTGTAGGCGGTGGCGTGGTGGATAATTGCGACATACAAGGCTTTGTAAATAACAGTCGTGCTTTAAAGGATGAGAACTACCAGAACTTGCAAACACAATGCGGTTACAAGCTGGCAGAACACATAAACGCCTCAGAGATTGGGATCAATGAGGAACTGTTAAGCTCGGCAGACAAAGAGCAAATTATCCTTGAACTGGAGCAGTTGCAAACATGGGATGTGGACGGAGAAGGCAAATTAAAGCTAAAACCGAAAGAGGAAATCAAGCAGGAAATTAGATGTTCTCCAGACTGGCGAGATGTGTTTTTAATGCGCTGTTGGTTTGACTATAACGAGTATGATATACCAGATGATATAGAAGCAAGATTAGGAGTTATTTAAAAATTTGAATTATGGGATTTTTTAATGTTATCAAGAATGAGGTAAAAGCTGCTGTAGGTTATCAACAGAATTTTACAGCTTTGTTGGAGGCTAAGGATATTTCAAGAGCCTTGAACTATATGCAAGATCGTTCCGGCTTTGCTGAAAAAGCCTTGCTGGAGTACAAGGTAGAAAACCATGAGGTTATGAAAAGGCAAGATAAAGCCGTTTATGATAAGAAAGGGAATTTTCTTAGATGGCAAAAGCGTTGGAAAATTCCTATCCCCTATCAGTCTTTCATCAATGAAATTGCGCTTGTTTTCTTATATGGCAGACCCGTAAAATGGACGCAAAGAAGCAAAGGTACTGATTATGCTTTTGAGCAATATATAAAACTGCTGGAGCATTTACGCTTCAACGCCAATGTAAGAGAGGCTAAACGTGTTGCTGGTGCTGAGGGTACTTCCGCTATGCTATTTCATGTGTTCCGAAATAAAGAAGGAAAACCAGATGTATTATTGAATGTGTTATCTAAACAAAACGGTGATGATATTTACCTTATCAAAGATCAGTATAAGCGTATGACTGCTTTTGCTTGGGGGTATTATCTGAATGAATCCGGCAATCGGAGCATCTACCATGTGGATATTTACAAAGATGATACGGTTTACTACTGTAAGCGTGTTAGTGTAGGTTGGGAAGTGAAGGCAATCCCTAATGTGATAGGGAAAATTCCCGTTATCCTCTTTGAACAAGAGTTAGAGCATGAAGGAACACAGCCCATGATACACCGTGTAGAAAGCATGGAATCAACAGATGCAGATGTAAATGATAGATTTGCTAACCCGGCAATGGTAGCAACCGCAGAAGTGCTTAACAGCTTGCCTAAAGCAGAAGAAGAGGCAAAACTATTCATTCTAAAGGAGGGTGGCAAGGTTGAATATCTTACATGGGATCAGGCTTCACAAAGCAAGGCAAATGAATACGAACGGCTGGATAAGCATATTCTTTCAAAATCTTTCACTCCTAACATAGATTTTGACAATATGAAGAGTTTGGGCAATCTGTCTGCTAAAGCTATCAGAAAAGTAATGCTGCTTGCAGTGATTAAGGCTGAGAAACGAAAGGAAACCCATGATAATTACATGAATAGAACGGGTAATTTGCTACGTGCTATTCTTGGTAATGTTTTGGACTACCAACACAAAGCCGAATATGAAGCATTACAGTTAGGGCATGAGTTTCAAGAACCATTCGGTGAAGATGTGAGCGATATTCTTGCTGATATATCAAAGCAGTATAACGATGGAGCGATAAGCCGACAAACTTATGTGGAAATGAGCTACCTTATCAAAGATGCAAAAACGGAAATTGAGCGTTTGAAGCAGGAAGATTTAGAAGCCATAGCTAAACAGCAGGAGTTAAACAGAATAGATGTGTTCGGTGGAGGTGAATAATGGCAAAGAAAGTAAAACCGTCAGAAACAAAGTACCATTGTAGGGATTGCAAGCACTCTTACGACTGGCACGAGAAGGATTATAAAGGTGAGTTCTTCCTTTGTCGGTGTCCTTTCTTCAAATACTCTAAATTCTTAAACAAAGATCACTGTGAACACTTTGAGTTAAAGCGCAATGGCAAAAACTAAATACGTCAATTCCACGCAGCTACAAAAAGAGCTGTTTAAACGTACAGAAGGGTACGCAGCTAATGTACGTGCGATTTATCAAAACTACTTACTCCAGATTATTAACCTGGTAAAAGGTACGGAGTTGGAAGAAGGTAAACCGTTCTCTTTCTCCGAATATGGCTATAGTGATGAGGCTACAGCCATATTTAGAGAAATGTACAGCCGTTTGTATCAAGAAATAAGGAATGACGTGCAAAATGAATGGCTGCTTTCCAACCAACATAACGATGAGCTGGTAAAAAGTGTGTTCGGTGAAAACTCTATCAATGATAACCACTTTGCCCGATTCTTTAAGCGCAATATGGAGGCTATGGACGCTTTCTTTGCTCGGAAAACTGGAGAAGAAGGGCTAAGCCTATCGCAAAAGGTATGGAGGTACACAGGACAATTTAAAGAAGAGCTTGAAAACTGCTTGGATTTGGCTATAGGAGAGGGTACAGGAGCCAACAAGTTAGCTTCCAAAATACAGACCTACCTACAAGATCCTGATCGCTTTTACAGAAGATTCAGAATAAAGGTCGGTGAGGATGAAAACGGAAATACTGTGTATGGTCGTGTATGGAAACGTAGGGTATATGACAAAGAAACCGAAAGTTATAAATGGGTAGATGATAACCCAAAGAAATATCATCCTGGACGTGGTGTATATAGATCTTCATACCGTAATGCCCAACGTTTGGCACGTACAGAAACCAATATAGCCTACAGAACTGCTGATTTTGAACGATGGGGGCAATTAGATTTTATAATTGGCTATGAAATCAAGCTGTCAAACAACCACCCATGCCATGATATTTGCGATGAGCTTGCTGGCAAATATCCCAAAACGTTTAAATGGACTGGCTGGCATCCGAATTGTCGGTGTTACATGATCCCGATCTTAGCTGGTGAAGATGATATAGAGGATATGCTTAACAAGATCCTGGCTGGAGAAGATGAAGAAATAAGCAAGAAAGGGCAAATAACGGAGTTTCCAGATGAATTTGTGCAATGGGTAAAGGACAATGAAGATCGCATGAATGAAGCCAAAACAAAAGGCACTCTACCCTATTTCGTCAAGGATAACTATACGGATATAGAAGAAATCTTGCATCCTCTCACACCTGAGCAAAAACACTACAAAGGGCTGGTTGCTCAATATGGGGAAGAAAACGTACAAAAGCTATATGAGGCTTTCGATTCTTTCAAAGCCAAAATCTCTACTGGTGATTTGGAGTACCAAATCAAGAAGCTAAAGTTTGAGGCTAATTGGGTTGAGGAAAAGAATAAATTCCCGACTTCTCCCGAAATGGTGAAAATGCTTAAAAAAGAGCTGGCTATAGTTGAGGCAAAATTTCAATACCAACAAGCCGTAAATGCTGCCAAGCCTATTTTGAACTATAAAAGCAAGAGTAAACCGTTAAACTCGATTCTGGCAGAACTGAATGAGGCTATAGCCAATGAAGCGACTGCAAATGAGATACAAGCCCTGACAGCAAAAGCGACTGCCAAAATACAAGAAATAGAAAAGGCTCGGCTCGCAAAGCTGGTTAAACAAGGTGCAGACGGATCCACTTTGGATCTTTACGCAACAGAAAAAGAAAAGCTGGAAATAGCAAGGCTCCAATCTGAATATGATAAGGCTATGGATCTATACGGCAGTCAGTGGAATAGTGAAGTAAGTGCTTGTTATGTCCGGCTTGCTGATTATAAAAAGGAGTTGGCTTTAAAATATGTGTCAAAACAAGGCAAGCTGGTTAAGCTGAATGGAGAAACTGAGGAATTGGCAAAAAAAGCACTGGAAGAGTATATAAATGCGCCAGTTAATCATAGTGCTAATAACGCCATCGGTGGACGCTGGCAGAACTATAGTAGTGAAGCTGGAGCAATGGAGCGTTATAGCAAAAAAACGGGTATATCCGTAGATGAGCTTGCTTTGATAAACCGCTATACATACGGTTCCAAGTGGTGTAATAATTACGGTTATGGTATTGTAGATCCGTACTTTGGCAAAATACAAGATTATGGGGGATTATGCCAAAAATATTATCCGGCTTGTAATGCTGCCTTAGAAAAAATGCCTCGCTATAATGGTACTGTATTCTCTGGTATCAGCTTTGATGCAATGAAGCTGGATAAGTATATTCAAGAAATGAAAGCGTGTCTATCATCCGGGCAACCCTATGTAAACAAAGCCTTCATGTCCTCTACTACCAATATTGATAGAACTGCTATCTTTGGAGATAACCTAATGCTGGTTATCAAAAGTAAGAAGGGTGTAGATGTAAAAGCCATTTCCCATTATGCAAGTGAAGATGAAATTGTGTTTCGTGCCGGATCCCGTTTTAAGGTGCTGAATGTTTATCAGGAAGAAACACGAAAATACGGCTTTGGAAAAGGCTGGGTAGTTGAGCTGGAAGAGATATAAGAAAGAGCCATTACCAACGCTGGCAATGGCTCTGAACTGCCCTAAAGCAGCTATCATCAGCTCTCAACAGATGAAAACATACAATTTTACTTCAACAAACTAAATAGCTTCAGTATTTTTTTTGCTCGTTTTTCTGATACAGTTTCAGTTATATAGCCATCTGTAGTGTAAAATCTAACCGTCCGAATTTTATTCGTTTTCAACAAAGTATATACTTCATCTGGAATAATATATCTTGTTTTAAGATTAAAATGCTCAATAAAGGTTTTTCCAAGATTTAGACTCCAATATTCAGCAACAGCATCCTCTTCGTTGTTTAATGTAATGATACTATCATTTTCTAATTTGAGCATTAAATCGGCTCCTTTTTCCATGCTATAAACTTTATCACCGCAATTATAGGTAGTCTTTAAAAGTATTGTATTATTAACTTTATGCAAAGCGCAAGTAAAACCATCACTAAAGCTAATGTAATTTGTTTCAGTTATTCGATTACCTGTAAACTCATCTATTTCGTCTTTGACAATTTTTTGAGCATGAATAGAGTTGCAAGTTATAAGACACATTAAAAATAAGAATAAATTTTTCATATCGTGCAATTTAGAGGTTAATAACCTATTAAAATTGACTACCCATAAACCCACAAAAAAACGTGGGCTTACTCTGCACGATCAAGAGGGACGACCAAGTACCCAACAGCCCATACAAGAGTAATGCCCACGCCATAGCGCAGGCATTAGCACATTGTTTCTGAGGGCTGTTTGAAATTTTGGTCGTTTTCTTGATCCTCGCAACAATAGCCAATGCTATATTAGTTCATATTTTATTTCTAACTGCAAATATAGTGCTATTTATGAGAAAATTAATCCGTTTATGTTATTAATTTAGGCACGACACAAAAAAAGAGGAAGGCTTTACACCTCCCTCTTACCTGTTTCAAACGATTTTTCCCAGTTGGTTGTATCTCCTTCTGGATTCGGGCTTTTACCTGGTAAATGCTCTGATAATAGTTGCTCTTTCCATTCCTTGTACGCTTCATCTAAAGGCTTTTTTGTGTCGCAAGCATCCAAGTAGGAATAATGAAACTCCTTCTCATACTCCCAAAAAGAAGCTGCCAAAGGGTGAAAAGTATCACTTTTATACGGATTCTCTTTTTCTCCTTTGTACCAATGGTAATTTGAATAATCTTCCGTTATGCCAGAAAAGAATCCGGCTTTGTTCCAGTTATCAGCCATCTTATTTATTGTTTAAGTTATGATAGAAGTTACCTATAACATCAAGCATATCAATAGGCAACAAATTGAATACATGATCTACTATTTCTTTAGGGATCTCATAGATAGCTGCTGCCATAGATCCTACAATAGCACCGATAGTATCGCTATCACCTCCCCACGAAATAGCCTTCCTTATTGCATCCTCAAAAGAATTGCTGGAAATAACAATTTTCAGGCAGATAGGTACAGTTCCCTGGCAAGTTTCATCAAATACTCCAGAGTAATAGTTTCCGATCATAAACATAGGATAGTACGTTTGCATTTCGTTTTCAAGCCCGGATAGGTTTTTGGTAGTACGCAAATAATAAATAGCGTGTGCAATCGCTACAGCTCCTTTTATGCCTTCCGGGTGGTTATGGGTTACGATAGCGGTTTCTTCCGCTTCTTTCTTCACTCTATATAAGTCGTCAAAGAACCAAGCTACGGGGCTAACCCTCATTGCAGAACCGTTACCGAAGCTATTATATGGTTGTGGTGTATCTGAGGCTATCCAACGTGCAAAGCTGCTTCCGTATGCTCCTTTAGGGTTTGGATATTTTCTACACCATTTCAGTAACGTATCTTCGTAGTGTTCCCCATTGTTGATAGCGTCCGCAATGGCAATAGTACAAATCGTATCATCTGTAAAAGTGCTTTCTTCCGTAAACAACTCAAAGTTATAATTATCTGTATTGTTAAACTCAAACCGTGAGCCTACAATATCGCCTATTATTGCACCTAACATATTAACCTCCAATTTTAGTATTACCTCTAAATGTTTTCTTCCTTATAAGCACGCCCATACGGATTGTACAATACTTGTTTTGATACTCAACCCGACTTAGATCTACATTCCAAAGACTTTCTTTCTTGATACCTATTTGTTCCTCTGAAAGTTCGTCAAAGATCGCAGCAATAGAGCCGAAATAGAAGTGTCTTTTTCCATTGTACGGCTCTCTCAATTCTACATGAATAACTTTCGGTAACTTCATAATCCATTCCATTTATTAAAGCGTTCTAATCTGATGCTTTAAAATTATATATTGGCTTTATCGTATCAATGATCTCAACTGTATCAGTGATAGCATTTTTAATCTCTTCCATAGACTTATACGCTTGTGGGGCTTCATCTATTGTCGCTCTACTTACAGAAGTGGTATATATTCCGTTCATAGATTCTTGGTATTCCTCCATACTAAGCAATTCCTTTGCTTTACTCCTACTCATCAAACGTCCGGCTCCATGTGGGGCTGAATAGTTCCAATCCGGGTTTCCTTTCCCAACACAGATAAGGGAACCATCACGCATATTTATAGGTATTAATAGCTTCTCGCCTAATTCAGCACTCACAGCACCTTTTCTAAGGATCATACGGCTAAAATCAATATAGTTGTGTATGGTTTCAAATCTATTTACCTCAGTAAATCCCATCCCCTTAATGATAATCGCTGCCATAGTAGCACGATTAAGTACAGCAAAACGTTGCACTATTGCCATGTCATTAATATAGTCGTGAAAATCACCACCTGAAAGATGTGCCAACTCTTTATCCTTACCAGGAATTGAAATATTCTTAATAGCTTCCTGAATATCCCTTTCCCTACCTTCTGCTTTCAATCTGGCAATAGTATTGCGTACTTCAATCGCCCGATCACTTTCTGTATTTGCAGCCAAATTTTGATAGTGCTTACAAACATCGCCTCCCAACTTTCTACTGCCAGAGTGAATAACCAAATAGTACCTATGGCTTCTTTCTGAATAGTCCACCTCGATAAAATGATTACCGCCTCCAAGTGTACCGAGTGATAGATAAGCTCTATTTAAATCTACTTGCTTTGCACATCGTAGGTTTGAAAAATCAAAATTTGCCTTTTGAGTATCATGTATATTAAACCCATTGGGAACCATTTCCCTTATAACGGAATCCAATTTTTCACAGTCTATATATTGATCTGCCAATTCTACAGTAAGCATACCGCAACCAATATCAACGCCTACCAAGTTTGGCGTTACTTTATCGGTTATTGTCATTGTAGTACCTACAGTACACCCCTTACCAGCATGGCTATCCGGCATTATTCGTATAATAGAGTTTTCATAGGCAGGATAATTAGCCAGCCTCTTAATCTGATCGTATGCTTCGTTCTCAAAAGTTTCAGCAAAGATCTTGACTTCCTTTCCTGAATGTGTTCTAATTATTCTCATCTCAAATACAAATATAGTTTATTCTATTAAGTATAACAAATAAAATGCTACTTCTTTTTACTTAGTAAAGTAACGTGCCGTTTTAGTTCTTTATGTAGATACTTGTTTTCGCTCTGTAGCTCTTTTATGATAGAATTACGCTTTTCAAGTTCTTTGTTATATCGTTCACGCTCAAATTGGGCAAACGTAAGATCCTCATTCCTACAAGTACAATCCCGTATATCATTGCTCAAAACAACAGCCCAACAATAAGGTATTAAAACTTTGCCAGCTTGCTTATCGTATATGTAATGGCACTTACTCATAAGTTTATCCTTTCATACGTCCTAAGAAGGACAGTTTTAATACATCGTATTGCTGACCTATAACGGCAAACTCCAACATAGCGTTATCATCCGTAAGGTCGTTTATTCTCAAAAGCGGATAATCTTCTCCTGTGCAGGTTACATATCCCTCTTGTGAAATATCATCCGTTATACGCTCATCACTGGTATTGCCAAAATAAGAATCAAGGCTGCTTATGATGTGTTCTTTCAAATAAGCCTCACTATATACAGATGCTATTTTATTCTGTTTCCTTAGTGCGTATCTCATACTCATTCAAATACAATTTCTAATATATAGTGTTTCACTAATCATTCCATCTTTGGCTTCTTCTACAAGTTCAAAGAATGTGAAAGCATGACAAACGTGTTCTTCAATTTCTACACATATACCATCAGCCGGATAGTATTCACACGAAACTCTATCGCTCCAATCAATGTGTTTTTGAGCTTCTCTCGCTATCTTATCACAAGCTGCTATATAGTCTGAATATTTGAATGCTGCCCGATTAATCTTCTTTAAAATAATATCTTTCATTCCTCAACTCCTTTCGGTTTGTTTATGGGTTTCCAGTGGGTTATCCTATATTCGTTGGCAATGTCTGCTATTCGTTCCAAATAGTCTTCTGCCCAACCAAATTTCCCCCAAGTAGATGTTAAGTAATCAGTGTACCATTCGCCATCATCTAAATTCTGATATTCCACACGAAGGATGCAATTTGTTCCTATTTCCGGCATAGCTTCCGTATCATCTTTACACTCGTGCCAGTTCTCAAACTCATTAAACCGTCTTGCGATCTCTTCACAAAGAATGTTTGAGCTTTCCACATCACCTAAATGAATTTCGGCTATTTGGTAATTCATCCCATCTTTTATGCAAAGTTCCGCATCTAATTCATCCGCACTAAACAAGCGTTTGCCTCGTGCTGGTAGGCAAATAAGTTTCAATGTATCGGTGTCTAATTCGCCTTTGGCGTATGCCCAATTCAATTTAATTTTCATTTTATACCTCCTTCTGCTTTTGTTGCAGCCATTTTACACCTTTCTTAAATCCTTCTATAAAAGCGTCTGAGCAAACCCTTTGTATTTCGGGCAAACAAACACCTCTACTTCGATTTAGAGGACACGTAGCGCAAGCCTGGCTTCGTCCGTTGGCTTGCTTTGCTGCTTTAATTATTCCTTTCATAATTTCGACAACCATTGTTCATAAATACGTGTGGCTATCTGAGCCATCATTACGGGTGGAACACTCATACCACAAATGTAGTGTGGCGATAAACCACAAAAATTATAATCTTGTGGGAACGTGGATATATTACATACCTCAGAAGTGGATAGATAGACAGGCTGCTTAAATGGTATCAATGAATCCAGGTGTGCAGACAACGTATAACAAACTCTATCTTCATAACAGAACTGTTGATTAAAAAAGCCACGTTTGCCAGTGAGTTTTTTATGGGCTTCTGATAGTGCTATATCCCCTTGTTCCCTGAGTTCAAAAAGTTCTCTCATTCTGCCTTCATAGGCTCTCCCTTTATAATCCGCAAAAGCACCATATACTATAGGATCCTCGTTAAACTCCATGTTTATATATGGCTCCACGTTAAACAGATTAGATACCTTCAAAAAATTGATCCCTAAATCATGTCTAATGCAAATAAAGAAGATCCGTTCTCTTTTCTGAGGAACACCCATTTTTGACGCATCAAGAAGGAAATGCTGACAATAATAGCCAGCGTTATCAAAATCTTTATATATGCGCCTAACATAGTCTATTGCACTTCCCATAAGTAAACCTTTCACATTTTCGGCTACTACAACTTTTGGTTGTAATACCCTTGCTAAAGCTATGAAATCAAAGAAAAGCGTATCAAGAACTTGTGCAGATTGCCCCTCTCTGAATTTCTTTTCTTTACCCCAATCCTTTTCACGATTTCCGGCAATGGAGAAGGTGGAGCATGGGGGAGAACCGTCCAAAATATCCAAATTGTAAAGATCGGGCGGTAGCTCTCTCTCTCTCTCTCTCTCTCTCTCTCTCAATGTTCGTATATCTTCCAAAAAATTATATCGGGGTGAGTGGTTAGCCACATAACACCGATTAACCTTTGCGTCTATCTCATTGCAGCCAATTACATCAAATCCGGCTAACTTGTAACCCATTGTAGAGCCACCACCACACGCAAAGCAAGAGAATACTTTGCCTTTATCTTTCGTGAATTTGGCTTCTGAAAGCCTCCAATTATAGGGGAATTTATGTTTTTGCATTTCCATATAAATTAAAATGGTAAATCACTTTCACCAGGTCTGCAATCCTCAATTTTGTATTGAGTATCTTCAACTGATTTTATAGTACACAAAACGTATGCTTTCTTTTTTAAAAGAGTTGCAAGCCTTTTCGCCTCTTTTTCCGCACTATCCAAGCTATCATGTTTGCAAGCTGGGGTAGCACACCCTTCCACAAATACCATGTAAAATGTATTCATACCTTTTCTATTTAGCGTTTATCTATAGTTGCCTTTTTACTCGGTGAACGCTTTACAATTATGGGAGAAGAAAGCATTATCTTAAAATACTTAGTACCATCGACTGTAATAGGCTCCTTCTCCATAAGGAAGGAAGCGTTATCCTTTACTTTTGCACAATCAAGTATCTTATTACTTAGGAACTTATTCATAAAGCGAATACCGCCTTTGTCGTACTTGATAGAAAAACCTTGTTCGCTATCAGTTTTGCAAATAAACCAGTCCTTTGTGTTTTCTTCATCATTGGCAAACTGAACTTTATCTATATCCTTAATGCCTAATTCAGCAGCAAAAGACTTAGAAATGTAGATCATACCATTTTCACGATTAAATCTCAAAGTCCTTTCTCCGTTGCGTTGTCCTACTGGCTGGCTGTTTTGTTTATTGTATATTACAAGTTTCATAATTGGTAAATTTTAATATTATACGATTGCTATACATGAATATCGGTTTACAAAACTTATATTACTTCGGATAGCATTATTTATTGAATTGATTTTACGATATATGGTGCTTACTGAAACACCTGTATAATCTGAAAGATCCTTATAAGAGCACCCGGTATCATAAACTTTTAACTTAAATAGCCTATAATCATTTTTCGGGTATTTATGCTTAATGAAGGAAAGAATATCTTTTGCAAGTTTATCCGGCTCTACAAGCTCCTCAACCGATAAACCTTCTTCCATACTTATTAACTGGAAAAATATCTCATTAGGTCTGTAGTATCGGTTTTCTTTAGCTATGTTCCGAAGCCTGGCTCTTTTATAAATTCCCCAAAATAAAGGCTCAAAGTCTATTATTGGCAAGTCTATAAATAGCAGATCCTTTCTCAGAAGCAAATAAGTATCGTGAAAAACGTCCTCATTTAGCTGCCATCCTAAGATTCTTCGCAACCGTTTATAATTGAAAGAAAACCAGTAATCAAACCTCAAAACATTGCTTTTCATATCTCTATTGGCTTATACATACGTTTATAGGCACGATTAATTTATAAGTCGCTCCGTTGGGGAAACCGTCTTTTATGGCTTCTTCAATCTCGCTGGCTGATGGTACACTTATTCGTTTCCCAAATTCAATTTTGCCCAAGCGTTTTCCCTTGTGATCGAAAATTATATATGTGTATTCATTCATAGGGCTATAATTATTTATTTGGGTAAATTGGGCGTATCACTTCCAGCGTGTCCGCACGAACAATAGCAATACGTTGGTAATATTTCTCACAAGCAGCTTTAAAACCACCACACCAAGCGGTTTTCTTCTCATAATTATCTATTATATCCTTTTCCGCTTTATCCAGATCAATAATAGGATAAGCCATACCGATACGGATCTGATCGTTTGTATCATGCTGTAAAACTCTGATGTTGATTAAGTTTTTCATATCCGATGTTGCATTATGTGGGGCTTTAGCTCCACTGGTTATTATTTATTGATAACAGTTATAAACTTACATTTAGCCCAAAGCGAAATATCATTGCTGCTTATGTACTTCTGATTTTTGGCTTCAATGGCTTTTGCTTGTTTTTCGCTAATCTCTTTGCCTTGTAAATAATATTTTTTCATACGGTGTTGCATTGTGGTAGCCAGTAGGCTACCTGATTATTATATAGTAAATTCACGTTTGAAGTCTTCATCATCTTTAATGTATTCACTCAATGCAGATAATAGCCCACGTTTACTTCCACATTTTGCAATACTGAATAACCCGTTATTCTTCTGTTCGTCTGTTGCGATGAAGATGTAGCCATCTTTAACCTCCGGCTTGAATGACTTAATTTGCGATTTTAATTTTCTGAAATTGATAGCCATATCTTATTTTCTTAGAATTTCATCAAGTAATTTTTTATCAGCATCCCAAAGGTTGTACCCTTTGGCGATCTTTCTTCTTAGATACTCTTTTTCCCCGATCATGGCGATTGCCTTTTCTCTCAAATCTGATGCGCTCCACTTTTCAGCTTGATCTATCAGAAGGTTTGTAAGGCACTTTCTTTCTTCGTAAAGTTCACGTACTAATACCGTCTTTCGCTCTATCTCTTTTAGGGCTGTTGGGTTCTCCATCCACAACTTACAAAAAGCGTCTTTATCAAGGTCTGTATTCATGTAGCACTCTTCTACTTCCGTATAACCACCTGCCGATAGTTTTAAACCCGTTCTTTCTTCAAATTCTTTCTGTGTCATATCTGAATGTATTTAGTTTTATATTCTTTTCGTGTAACTGTTTTTATTACGTTGCAAATATATGTAACATTGGTAATATTACCAAATGAAATAGGTAATATTTTCAAGTGGTATTACCAATATTTACCAAGTAAAACATAGAAATATTATCATTATCAGATATATAGCTTTTCAAAAACACTGCAAAATAATTTCAGAAAAAGCATTTTTTAACATTGCGAAAATCTATGCTCTTTAATTTATTCTACTTATTAAAATAGATATTTTAAAATTATAGCTCTGATTTTGAAGAAAACAAGTATAAAAAACATTGGCGTATATATACACCGTTATTGAAAATATTACCTACATTTGCAGTATAACTAAAGTAATATTGATATGAATAAGACACTCTTTAAGAAAGTCAAAGACTTATGTAAGGACACTGGTTTATCAGAGAAGTACCTTACTGCGATAACCGAAAAAATGGGTGGCAGCATTGAGGATGATTCTACTGATGAAGCGGAAATCGAAAAAGTAGCAAACCAAATAGCAGATGTGGCAAAAGAAAGTCAAGGTGAAGCTACCAGGTGGGCTAACAAAGCGAAGGAACCAAAGGAGCCAAAAGAACCGAAGGAACCCAAAGAACCTAAAGAACCGAAGGAGCCAAAGGAACCTGATAACGATCCAAACAAACGGATCTCCGAACTTCAAGCGGAAATGGATAAAATGAAACAAGAGCAAGCTAAGAAAGATCGTGAAACAGCCGTTCAAGCAGCTCTTAACAAGCATGGTATTCCCGAATGGAGAAGAAAAGGTTTGGTTATTCCTGATGAAGAGGATCCAGATGCTTATTGCGCTGGTCTGAAACAAGACTTAATAACTCAAAACCTTATTTCGGAAGATCCAGAGAGTGTAAAAACAGCAAACGCAAAGAATGTTGAAGAGGCTTCTGATGCGTTGCTGGAATCAATTATTGTTAAATAAATCATTTTACAATGAAACGAACAAAAATCTCATTTGTCGGTGAAAAACCGATTTTCACAGGCAGTCCGCAAATTGTACCAGGCGGTTTTAATCTGGATCGGGAGAAACAGCGTTTTTCTGTAGGTGATATTATCCCTGCCGGAACACTCGCTATTTTCGATGAAGTTACAAGAAAGGTACAGATTGTAAAAACAGCGAAGGTTAAAGCTATCGGCACAAAGGATAAGAAAGTTATCACTTTGTATTCAAATGGCTATTGTTCACCCTGCTTTTCTGTTGGAGATAAGCTGTTACAAGCTAAATCCGTTAGTGGAACTTTTGAAAATGCTCCTTCTATTGTGTCTATTGAAAAGCCTGGTGTGTCAAACGCTCCGTATGTAATTACACTTTCTGCTGAGATCTCAGGTTTGGCAGTAGATGATGTGCTTGTAGAGGTTGTTGAAAACTCTACTAATGCTGCTGTTATTGGTGAACCTAACTCTTTAACAATCGAAGAGGTTACTGTAAAAGAGTTTGAAACAGCCATAGATGTTACAGAGGACACTATGCAATATGCTGTAATGGAAAGACGTGTTTTGCCTATTCCAGACAGCATGAAGGATAGCACGAAACGCTATTTAAAAGCGAACTCTCACATTCGATTGTCGCAAACTTATTAAAAGGAGGTGCTAAATGAAATCTATTTATTCAACTTTTACTGGTTTGTTTAAAGATGGCAAACCTATTGATTTTCTCGCAACGTGGAAAAAGACACTGGATAAGGCTTCTGAACGTGAAGTAGCATTGTTTCAGAAAACTTATTCGGATGAGTGGTTTGATTGGGAGGCTCCGCAACTCTCTTTGAGAGCTGAGGGTATTATGGGCAAATATCATTTGCGTGTGATGGCAACCCTGATCGGTGATGAATCCCCCACTCCGTTAAGACGTTCTGACGGTTTCGATATTTGGAATGAAGAAATTCCACGTGTCGGACATAAGTTCTTTATGAAGGCTTCCACTTACCGCAAGTTGCTGGAAGTTTATAAATCTCCGTTCTTGAAAGACGGTCAAAAGGTTAAGCAGATTGAAAAGACTTTGCGTAACGATGTGGAAAACGCTTATCTGGGCTGCAAAGATACTGCTGATTTTATGATTCTGAAAGCTATATCAAACTTCGGTGTTTGCCGTTTCATTCCTTCTATCAACAACCCTGGTGGACGTGAGTTTGAAATTGATTACCTGATGGATGAAGCTAACAAACTCGTTTCAGCCTTATTGTGGAATGACGCTAACTCAAAAGCTGGTAAGTTGGATATTATTCTAACTCTTACCATGATCGTTACCTTGTTCAAAAATAAAGGTGTCGTATTTGAAGAGTTACTGATGGCTCCTGAACTGCTTGCATTTATCCGCAGAGATATTACAATTCGAGAAGCAGCCTACGGTAAGGACAAATCCGGCAAGGTTGTTACTATCCCAGACTTGAACACCTTGTTTGCTGATAATGGTCTGCCTAAAGTTCGTGAGATCACCCGTCTTGTGGGTATTGAAAAGGACGGAGAACGTGAGCCGTTAGATCCCTGGAATCACAATATGATTGTATTTAAACCTGCTGGAAAGATTGGCTTTATCCAGCCTTCTATTGAAGATAACGAGCTGTTTGAAGAGGACAATGTAGATTACATGAACGCTGGTAACGGTATTCGTATAGCCAAATGGCGTACTGGTGAATCTACAGGACAAAAGGCTGGTGAATATACACAAGGATCTGCCCGTTTGATCCCGGTTATCACTGAAATTAACGGTATTGTCTGCTTGCAAGTTAGAGGCTTTGAAGAGCCGGAAGAAGCAGAAGAGGGAGTAACTTTTTATACGAAAGAACAATTCGATCAGAAGGCAGCAGCAGCTTCTTTGGTCGGCTAAAAACTATGCAATATGGTAACATTAAAAGTATTGAAGAAGTTCCAAGACAAGGACAACAAGGAGAAAATTTACCAAGTCGGTGAAACTCTATCAACAAGCGATTTGGATCGTGTAAATGATCTTGTTTCACGAGGAATTTGCAGTATTTCTGCTATCAAGGAGGCTAACAAAGAAGAAAAGAAACCCGAAAAAATTAACCTTTTTGATAAAGAGTTTGAAATCGGTGCTGTGAAAGGTGCTTTGGCTGAGATTGGCGTTTCAATCAATAAAAATGCTGGCGTTCAAGCAATCACCAACAAACTCGGTGAACTTACAGAAGAGCAAAACAAGGCTCTTTCTGAAATCTTATGTAAAGAGTAACCTATGACGAATTTAGACGCTATCCGTGCTTTATGCACTAAAATATGTTCCGGCTTCTACCCGGATCAGAATGTACTTGAATTTACCCTTTTGGATAATGGTATAGATCCTTCTAAAAACTTCATCCCTAAAGATGTTGAACTGGTGAAGGCTGCTATCAGTGTCGTTAAGGGAATGACTGAAAACAGCCATTCGGAAAGTGGAATTTCTGACGGGTGGGATGCGGATCGTATTAATAAAAGTATCTCCGCTATTTGTAGGGAGTACAATATAGATAGCTCTGATTTTGTCGAAGAATCTTCTGTATCAGACGGTTCTAACCAATGGTAAGTTATGCAATACAACGGAACAATACAGTATAAGGTTTTATCTGGTGGCGGTTTGGATGGTAACGGTGAGCCGATTATCTCTACCGTATCATGGAGTGATCCTATACGTTGTCTGTACAAAACGGTAAAGCATAGCAACACAATCTATCAACAAGGTAAGTTTACTGATAAAAGCTATGAGATCCTAATTGAAAGTAGGGATTTTCAAGCTGATACGGTAAAACTTACCAATGATAGAACACAGTTTTTGGGTGAGTTTGAAGTACAGGATATTGAGTTTGTTAATCGTTCAGGAAGAGTAAAGATTACGGTTTGATGGGATTCACGAAGAAAACGCCGGATAGTGCTTTTAGCAACTTTCTTGATGATACCAAGAAAGCCGTTATAGGTAGAGCTATTAAGGCTTTTATCTATGTCGGTGAAGCGTGTCTGAAAGAAGCCCGTTTAAACGGCAACTATACAGACAGAACGGGAAACCTTAGAAACTCTATCGGCTATGCCGTACTTTTTAATGGTGAAGTTATGGAAGAAAGTGCTTTTGCCAACACAAAAGGTGGGCAAAACGGAAAGAAGCATTTGGATAGCTTGAAAAAGAACTATCAAAACGGTATTGTCTTGATTGTATCTACTGGAATGAGTTACGCAGCTTATGTAGAAGCCCGTAATTATAATGTCCTTACTTCTTCCGAACTGCTGGCTAACAAACTTGTATCTCAGATTATGAAACAATTAGGCTTTGAATTGAAATGAATAAAACAGGTGATGAAATAGAGCTGGACGTTTTCAACATTATCACAAACAGCCAACTTGCAAAGGAAATAAAAGGTAACGTTTATCGTGAAGGAACACGAGATCTAAACCCTATGGAAGAGGATATAATTGTATCGTTTCTTACTGGTTTAGATGGGCAGTTTCAGACTGGCTCCGTAACGGTAAATATTTATGTTCCCGACAAAGACAATGGCAGTAAAGTATTGGTTAAAGATGTTGGCAGATGTCGTTATCTGGCACGCAAAGCCGATGAGGTTGTTAGAGCCTTGAAACCTACTGATTACAGATTTTCTTTAGGTGCAACAATTAAAAGCTACAAAGCAGAAAAGATAGCTATGCACTTTGTAAACGTAAAAATCAATTTTGAACTAAAAACATTTTAAGTTATGGCAAACAGTGGTATTACATGGGGTAAACCCCTGGTCGAATATGGGCTAACTGGTGAGGAAGATGCAGCTCCTTCCAGTTTCAAGGCAATGCCCACAGCCGAAGAAAATACAGTTCTCCTTACGACTGTAAAAGGTAGTGCAAATGAATTGTACGGAGAAGGGCATGAACTGGTCGCTCGGAAAATGCAAAAATCTTATAAACAGCTTGCTATGAGTGTATTTATCCCCTCTGGTACAGATGATCCTATTCCAGAAGAGGACGGAGTTATAAAAGATGAATATGCAGTACGCCTTACTCCAGAAGATGATACGCTGGAAGGATTTATCATGCGTAAATGTTCTGTTGAAGTCGAAGAAGAATGGTCTTCCGCAAAGGGTAAACAGCTAAAATACATATTTAGCTCATTAAAGCCCAAGACGGGAAAAATGATTGAGAAGTACAAAAAAGCAGATTCATTAAGTGTAGGTTAATCGAACCATGAACAAGGAAAAAGACAACATAGAAGGGCTTGTGTCTGATACGATCTTACAAAAGCCGTATTCTATACAGATAGGACAAGAAACATACAAGGTTGCATCTCCTTCTATTGCTACTCTTATCCTTGCTTCTGAACTTATTTCTCAGCTTCCTAAAGTAGAGTTGGACAAAAGCCTGGTTACATTTGAATCGCTCCGTATTGCGAAAGATTGTAAGGTTTTAGGCGATATTGTAGCTACTCTCATTTTAGGAGCTGAGAATATAACTACAGAAGCAACCGTAGTTCAAAAGTCTTTATTCGGTTTGGTACGCACACACAAAAAGGTTACGATTGATAACAGGGCTGTTTTATCCGATAAAATCTTGAAACAACTTTCACCAAGTAAAGTGAACGCTCTTACCCTAAAAATCATAAACAGGATGGAGATAGGAGATTTTTTCGGGCTTACCGCTTCCCTGATAGAGATAAACCTTCTCAAACCGACAAAAGCAGGAGAAGCGGATCCGAAGGAAACGATAGCATCTGGGCGGTAGTAGCAGGAATGGCAAAGGCTTATAATCTGACTTTTGATTATATCCTATACAAAATGAGTTTTGCGAATGTTCGTCTGTATAATGCGGTTCTGCCTTCTTTCTCAGCAAAGAAGGATGGTAAAAAAGATACTGGCATTATTCTAAATGGTGATGATCCCAATAATCAGGATGCAGTAAATAACGCAATATTTGACGTAAACGAAGATGAATAACAACGAAGGTACAACATGGTGGGCTTTAGGATTGGATAACGCCAAATTTGAAAGTGATGTGGCGAAATCTAACTCTCTTTTCCGAAGCATAGGCAACACAGCCGAAAAGGAAGGTAGCAGGATAGACAATATTTTCCGTAAAATAACGGTTGCTGCAACTGGATTTTTCACGGCTCAACAAGCGTTGGGATATGCTCAGAAGATAGCTCAGGTAAGAGGCGAATACCAACAGTTAGAAGTTGCCTTCAATACCATGTTGGGCAGTAAGGCTAAAGCTGATGCTTTAATGACACAGCTTGTTAATACTGCTGCTAAAACTCCGTTTGATCTCGTTGGTGTGTCAAGTAGCGCAAAACAATTACTTGCTTATGGTATAGCTGCTGACAAAGTGAATGACACTTTGGTACGGTTAGGAAATATCGCTGCTGGCTTATCTATTCCATTACAAGATATAGCCTGGTTATACGGTACAACTATGACACAAGGCAGGCTATATGCTGAGGATCTTAACCAATTTACGGGTAGAGGTATTCCGATGATTCGTGAATTAGCTAAAGAGTTGGGTGTAGCAGAAAATGAAGTTAAGGCTTTGGTTTCCGAAGGAAAGGTAGGATTCCCCGAAGTTCAGAAGGTTATAGAAAACCTTACAAATTCTGGCGGTATGTTCTACAACCTGATGGAAGAGCAAAGTAAGACTATTACGGGTAAGATCTCCAACATGAGCGATGCTATTTCTGTAATGCTTAACGAAGTAGGGAAAGCTAACGAGGGAACAATCAATTCAATACTGGAAACTGGTATCTCCGCTATAGAGAACTACGAGGCTATCGGTGAAACTATACAAGAATTGATTGTTACTTATGGCTTGTACAAAGCTGCTGTAATTTCGGTTGCTGCTACAAAAAATGCCGTTACTACTATTAAAGCCACTGGAGAAGCTGAGGAACTAAGCAAATTGCTTACTGTAGAGCAGCAAGCAGCCATTTCAAAGCAGAATTTAACCAAAGGCACGTTAGAGTATGCAACTGCCGTAAAAGCTGAAATGGCAGCAAATATAGAGGCTCAAACCGCAGCTTTAGCCAAAGCTCGTACAGAGGTTTCAGCAGCCAGCCAAGCCGTAGCAGCCAAGAAAGCCGAATACCTTGCTGCTAAAGAGTTGGAGAAGCAAAGATTAGCAGAACTTATGTCTATCGGTGCTACTGGCTCCGCAAAACAAGTAGAAGCAGCAGAAAGAAAATTAGTCGCAGCCGAAACGGCCAGAGAAACAGCAGCCTTACAATACCAAGCAGCTACACGTGATTTTAGCACCAAGAAAGTAGCGGTAGAAACGGCTGCTAAAACATTGAATACCACTCAGACAGCAGCCAACACAGCAGCACAAGCAGCCAATGTAACTACAACAAACTTGTTGGCAACTGCAAAGCTCAGGCTTACGGCTGTAGCTACCAGGTTGAAAGCCGTTATGCTGGCAAATCCTTATACTTTGGCAGCAGCAGCTATAGCAGCTCTCGGTTATGGTATTTATAAACTTATCACTTATCAGACTGACGCAGAAAAGGCGCAAGAAAAACTAAATAACGCCATATCTGAGAGTGAAAAGGTTATTGGAGCTGAAAGATTGCAAATTGATGCGATGTTTGCACGTTTGAAAGCAGCCAAAGAAGGTACAGATGAATACCGTTCCGCAAAGGAAGCCATAATGAGCAAATACGGTGAGTATTTGAAAGGGCTGGGGGATGAAAAGAACGCTTTGGATGATCTGGCTAAGGCTTATCGTATCATTACGCAAGAAGCCGAAAAATCAGCTCGTGCAAGAGCT